CCCGTTTGGAACGGAACACCTACAAGAGACTCTCATCTCTTGTAAAGAGCCATCCTACGGAGCCAGCTACCGGTTCCCCTCGAAAGGGGGCGATCGGTCGCCGGCGTCGCGGAGGCGTGTCGTCTCCAACCCAACAAGTTTGGACAGCTTGTTGGGCCGGTTTGGTCCATGCTGGCTGGTGTGAACTGGTGGTGAGTAAGAGACTCAAAGCTTGGGTTGTCCGAGTTTGTACCCATGGGGGATGGGTATGGACTTGCCGAGCTTTGAAATCTCTCGCTCACTCCGTTCGTGCTTCTTCCTTGAGGTCGCGGTTTGACAAGCCGGACGACGTCCCACGGGACGTGTACGACTGTCTCACCCGCCTTGCTTGGAAGGACACACGTGCCGGATTTGCCTTCTCTCGTTTCGCACGAGCGCTTCCCCTTCCCCCCAACGAAGGGGTCGACGCTGTGTTGAAAGGTGCGAGAGAGTTGGCAACCACAGTCCACACCACACCGGAGTGGGCGTTGCGTTCGATTAGAGCCTTCATCACGTCTCGGAAACGTGGTGTCAACTCCATCAGAACTCCAACGTCCCTTCCCTCTTCGTTCTCCTCCTGCTACGAGCTTTCCGGGGCTCGCGGCGGGATCAACGGCTACTTCCAATCGCTCGGCGAGTCTGTCGTGGACCGCGTCATCTCCAAGGGTCGGTGCTTCCGATCCGACCCTGAGATGATGCTGTCCGGCCTCTTGCCTTACTGCCAAGATTCCCTGGGAACCTTTTGTGCACGTAAGGTGAGAGGTGACGGCTGCTTCGCAATTGGCGACATGGAAACCGTCCGTGCTCTCGGAGTGCTCGAAGCGCGCCGTCTTAGACCTGTTGAAGGGTCTAAGACCAGGGCGTGCTGCCTCCGATCGCCCGGAATGAAGTACAGGGTCATCGGCGTGCCGATGGCCTTGGCCTTCATGGAGGGCACTTGGATCAGGCAATCTTGCAAAATGCTCCCGCGGGAGCACTTTGTTCCGAGAACCGGATCCGAGGTCCCTCCCGGTCTCCGTGCGGGACCGGGCGCGGGCTGGTTCGTGTCTGCCGACCTTTCCAAGGCGACAGACGGAATCGCCCACGACACGGTCCAAGTAGTTGTTGACAGCCTCCACGAGGCAGGCTACATCCGTCCTGCGGATGTTGGCCTTGCCAAGTGGGGACTGGGAGTCCAACCCGGCTCGCTCTGGTCTTCGACCGAGGGCGAGTGGGTTGCCCGAAGAGGGTCTCCGATGGGCACCCCTCTCAGCTTCGTCGTTCTCTCTTGGTTGAATGCCTGGGCCTGCCAGGCGTTCACCAACGTTGCCACTCACGGCGATGACGCGGTCGGCATTGCAAGTGATCCTCGGGAAACCGAAGACTACTGCATTGCAGTCGGCGCCATTGGTGCGAGTGTTAACGCAACAAAGACATTCGTCTCCAGGCGTGGTGCAACGCTCTGTGAGTTCGCAATGTGGTTTGTCGGAGAGGACGGGAAGCGAAAGGTCGTTTCGTTCCACCCTCCCTCCTGCCCCGCGCCGGGCACCAAGGCACCTTGGGCCGCTGACCCCAGAGTCAGCCCAAGGTACCTTCGGCGGGCAGAGAGGGTGGTGCGCAGCCTCTTCCCGTATTGCTTGAAAGATCCAAGGGTCCGCCTTCCACTCGAAGTGGGAGGCCTTGGATATACGGGGAGAGGCCTGTGCGTCAGCGTTGCGGTTCGCAAGCGTCTCGCAGCTGCGGTTTCCCGCAGTTCGAGCGTAGAGCTTGCGACAGCACTGAGCGCAAAACGACCTTTCCGAGAGGGGGGCCTCTACCCGAAGTCGATGGTACTCACTCCCGCGCGGCCCGCAGCCTATTACAAGGCTGTGAGAGCTGTCGAATCCTCCAGCGAATGGCAATTCCTGAAGGAGGGACAGGGGGAGCGTGTACCGCTGTCCTCTTTCGTTGCCCTGAAGGCGAGGAGATGCGAAGAGCATTTCCTCCTTCACGGAGGCAAGGTCAAGAGGACACTCGACAAGGGTAGACCAGCAAAGACCAAATCGACCACTATCTTCCGGTCTTCTCCTGTTCCTTCCATTCGTCCTCTGTCGAAGACGCATGGTGTGGAATCCCTGAGAAGGCTGGCCTCCAAGCTCGGAAGCTTGGAGGTGATAGTGGACAAAGACGTAGCGCATCAGATCCCGGGTTGGAACCCGATGTCCCATCGCCCTCAAGGGGGAATGGGAGATGAAGTTGCTGAGGCCCA